GTTCAAGCGCGGCGTCGACCGCCCGCGCGAAGTCATCCTGTCGGCGCACCCACGCGGGGCCGAGGTAGGGGTACGGGCGGCTGCGCGACGTGCCGTGCTCGACGAATCCGCCATAGCGCGTGTCGCCCAACACCTCGGCGCGGATCAACCCGCGCAGTGCGCTCCCACGCACGCGACCGGCCTGTGTGCGGTTTTGCAAGCGCCCCGTGCGGTTGGTGTACGGGTGATTCGTCGCAGCCTCTTCGGCGACGATGCGCGCGCCGTCGAGCGCGCCCCGCGGGACCTCCTGCTCGATGGCCGCAGACAGCTCCGCGATGGCGCGCTCCACGTCGAGGAATACCCGCTCGGCCATCAGAAGTCGGAGCCCCCGTACCCATCCGCCGCGCGCGTCATCGGGTTGGTCGGGATGCCGTTCTCGTTGGTGACGTTCACGTTGGTCGCGCGAGGCAGCGGGCGCACGGCGCTCGACCCCGGCGCGCGCGCATCAGCGTCGCGGCTCAGGCTCTTGAAGAACGCGCGGGCGGCGCGGCCGATGGTCGCGAACGCACCCTCGTCGTCGAAGCTCACGTGTCGCGAGGCAGCGATGGCGCACACGAGGTCAACGCCCTTCCCGACGATCATCACGTCGAGGGTGTCCGTCGTGGCGTAGATCCCATCGGGGAACGCGGCGCGCGTGAGCACGCGGATCTCGCTGTTCGCCTCCGCGATGCACAGGTCGCGAAACGTCGCGTCCGCGGTCGCCCCGCCGTTCTTGGCGAAGAGCCGCGCGTAAGCCTGGGTCGAGAGTCGCGCGATCACGTCCGCGCTGGTGACGATGGCGGTCTGCTCTGCCACGGTCACACCTTCTCGATGTCGAGCCCCACGCGGAGCCCGCACGCGATCATCTCGCGCGCGAGGTCCGCGTGGATCTCGGTGCCCGCGTTGAACCGCTGCCCGCTGTGCATGATCAGCGTGCGGGCGCGGAAGCGCGCCACGGGCGGCGCAGGGGGATCGTCGACACGCGACGCAGCTTCACCCGTCTCGCCCTCGGGAGCGCCCGCAAGGGGCATCTCCGGGGCATCGTCGGCGCCTTCCGGCGACGGCGGCGGGCTGAAGCCGAGCACGGTGCGCGGAGTGCTGTCACCCGCGACAGGCGTGGTGCCCTGTCGACGATCCCGACGACTCACGCGACCACCGTGCGCCAGAGGTAGCCGGTATGCTCGCCGCCCACGATCTCGTCAGCGTCGGAGTGCGCGACCTTGACGTAGGTGCCGCCGGCGCGACCGGGCTTGCCCTCGTAGAACGTCGAGGTCTCCATCGCGCCGAAGCGCATGGTGTAGCCGAAGGTCTGCGTACGGCGCGGAGAGGGCGACGGCTCGACGCGGATCAGCGCGCAGAACTTGCCCCACAGGTAGCCCATCGAAGCGGCCGCGCCCTCGGCGGCGGTGTTGTACTTCGCCTCGCCGACGATCACGCGGTTGAGCCGGAACATCGCCGCGAGCGTGGCCTCGTCGACCATCAGCGGCGTGGCGCCTGAGCCCGTCGAGGCGCGCGAGAGCACGAACTGCAACACCTTCGGGTTGGTGCGCAGGGCGTCGTACGCCTCCCACCCGATGACCATCGTGTTGGGCTTCACGGTGGGCGTCTTGATCGCGTACAGGATGTTCGCGACGGGATCGGAGGTCGACTGGTTCCACTGATCGCCGCCCGAGAGCGCCGCGGTGTTGGAGCCGTAGTTGGCCTGCCCGAACACGATGTCGGCGATGCGCTTCTCACGCGCGAGCAGGAGGTAGTTGGTGAGGATCTCGGTCACGTCGATGCGCGGCTGGAGCGGCGCGTCGGCGTTGAGCTCCTCGTCCACGCTGATGAAGTCCATCAGCGCGCGGTCGGTGCACGAGAAGGTGCCCGGCGTGTCGAGGCCGATGCTCGGGCGACCGGGCATCGACTCGGCGCCCACCACGTCGACGGCGGCGACGTTGAACATCGTCTCGGGCTTGAACTTGAAGTACTTGTCGCTCTTCTTGTTCACGCGCACGACGGGGAACACCGCGTCGGCGATGTAGTCGTTGTTCTGGTACTGCACCGCGACGTTGGTGAGCGCGCGGTCGATGTGGACGGAGCCCACGCCGAGCCCGAGCTCAACGCGCTTCGCGATGTCGCGGCCGCGCGCGGCGCTGAGACGCTGCTGCGCGAGGTTGATGATGTCGTCGGAGTTCATGGTGATCACGCTCCCTGCATGAGGTAGATGCCGATCTGGACGGCGACGCGCTGGCCGGAGGAGGCGTCAGCCTGCGCGATGCCGATGACCATCGCGTTCGCGCCCGCCGAGGGCGCCGCGGGCTTGAGCCCGCCCGCGCTGTTGCCGACGGTCACGGCCTGCCCCTGCGTGATGGAGGCCATCGCGATGCCGGGGTAGATGCCGCTGGTCACGATGTCGACCGTCTCGCCGCTGGCGATGGAGCCGCCGCCGTCGACCTTGGCAATGCCGATCACACCCGCCACGGGGTCAGCGCCCGCGACGACCGCAGAGTAGTCCGCGGTGCCGACGACGCACGCCACGCCGTCGGCGATGGTCGCCTCGGCGGTGGCCTGACGGATCAGGCCGGGGAGACGCATGGAGGTCGCCATCACGACACCGCCTTCTGCATGAGGGAGGCCGAGGCGCGCGAGAGCGCGACGGCGTAGGTGAGCTTCGGATCCTTGGCCATCAGCTCGGTGGCGAGCGCGTCGGCGCGCTCGGTGTGCGAGTCGCCCTGGTCGCTGAGGTGCGACGGCGACTCCGACGCGGGCGCGGTCACGCGCTGCGAGAGGGTCGACACGGCGCCGTGCGCGGGGCGCGGGTACGCCTTGGAGAACGCGGCGTAGTCGGCCTTCGCGAACGCCTCGAGCGCGACGCGGGCCTTGGCCATCGTCGGGTCGGCGCAGAGCGCGTCGACGTGCGCGGCGACCTCGCGGGCGGCGCGGTCGGCCTCGATGACCTTCAGGGCCTCGACCTCCGCGGAGAGCGCAGTGACGCGCGCCTCGGCGGCGGTGAGGGCCTCGATGCGCGCGGTGACATCCTTGGCGCTCGCCTCCACCGACAGCCCGAGCTGACGGCGGATCGGAAGCGACTCCTCGGCACGCGCAAGCACCTGTTGCTGCGCGGCCCCCTCGTCGTTGCAGGCGATGCCGAGCCGCGCCGCGAGGGTGATGAACGTGTGAGACATGGTGAACTCCTGTCGGAGAGAGGCGGGCGAATGCCCGCGGTGCATCGGCAGCGCGTTGCTGGCCGAATCCTGGGCAGCGTCGTCGGGCGCCGCGAGAGCCTTGCGAACCGCCGCGATCACTTCGTCAGCGGTGGTGAGCGCAGGGAGGCGCATGGCCTCGCGGATGCACTCGATGATGTCGTCTACGTCGACGCCGGTCTCGTCCTCGTCAGCGCCGATCAGCGCGGCGAGCTTGTCGACCTCGCGCATCACGTCGGCCTCGGAGGCGAGCGCAGGGAGCATCAGTTCCGCGCGCAGCATGGCGAGCACGTCGTCGCGGTCCTCGACGGTGCCGTAGTACCTGCCCGCGCGGATCGCAGCCGCCGAAGCCGCGATGTGCTGCGCGGCGATGCGCGGGATGTCCACGAGGGCGGGGTTGTTCGTGAGGCTGAACGACCAGAGGAAGCTACCCACGTCGTCGCCGCTCTCCTCATCGATCCCGTTCTGCACGAGGGTCACCGAGCCATACGCGAGGGCTCCGCGCTCCACGCTCGCGCGCGTCTCTGCGTTGACCCAACGGAAGCGCGCCTCAAGCGTCGCGACCGTCTTGCCGTCGCGCTGCATGGAACCGACGCGCATGGCGGTGATCCAGGCGTGCGCCTCGCGCGCCATCGGGTGCGAGGCAGGGTCGGTGTCCGCGTGGTAGAGCACCACGGGCACTTCCTTGCTCCATCGCGTGAAGTTGGCGACGCACTGCTCGAAGTCCGCGCGCGTGAGCGCCACGTCGCCGCGGCCTTGCAGCGCGACCTCATAGGCAAGCACGTTCCACGGCGAGTCGCCGCCGCCGCTCACCACCGCGTCGAGCTTCACCCCGACGCCCTGCATCGTGCGCGACGTGCGCGCCGCCTTGTCTCTCGCGTCCATCTGTCGCACCAGCTTCGCGCTCCATGAGCGCCCTGCGTCGCCGCCCCACAGCAGCCACGCGACCCACGCGGGCGAGGTCTTATCCTCTGCCCGCGCTCGGTTCTCCTCAGGGCTCGCGCCGTGTCGCGCGAACCACGCGTCCATCTTCCGCGCCTTCTCCGGCGTGACGCGTTCGCCCGCCGAGAGACGACGCGCCCACGCGACCGTTGCGGGTCGCAGACCGTCGCCGCCGTAGCCCTCCTCGCGAAGCGCGATGCCGCGCGCACACGCGCTCCGCACGCCCGCGGGAGGCTTGAAGCTGATCCCGTCGTACGCGGCCATCACTCGCCCGTGTCGGTCGGGTCCGTGGACGCCGGCAAGGGCGTCGCGGGTGCCGCGGTGGGCCTCCCGCCGATCACCTCTTCGCCGGGCTGCGGCGAGGGGATGCCCTCCATGTCGCGCACCCATTCGGCGCCGACAGAAAGACCGTGCTCCATGTAGAGCTTCAGCCGCTCCGCGCGAGACTTCGCATCCTCGGGCTGCTCGACGTTGAGCACGATGTACGGCACCGGCGCGCGGTCGCCCAGATTCATCCTCACGAGCGGTGCGAAGAGGTCGCGCCGCAGCGTGTCGGCGAGACTCTCCGCGTCGCTCTTGAGCAACTGCGTCATCGCGCGGAGATGCACCTCGCCGAGCGAGCGCGCGCCGCGGTCGCCAGGGTCCGACGTGAGCGTGCCGCCGAGGATGGCCTTGCTCATCTCGCCGTTGCAGAGCTTCACGAGGTCGGCGTGCACCTCCGTCGTGTGCGGCGGGATCACTTGCAGGTCGGTCACATCGGGGATGATGGTCGCGACCGTCGAGGACATCGCGACGAGGGCGTCCTCAAGCGCGGCCTTGTCCTCTTCGTTGGCACGCATGTCGTTCTTGGCGGCGCGCCCGGTGGCGTATTTCCCGACGCGTAGACCGCGGCCCGCCCACTCCGCGAAGGCGAGCCAATCGCGCACGGTCCACCGCTTGAACGCGGAGTACCACACCAGCGCGCGGCCGAGCCCTTCGCGCGTCGGGTACGTCCCGAACAGCCTCGGCGTGTGCAGCAGGATCTTGCCCGCGGGGAACATCGCGCGGTCGCTGAACGGCACGCCGGGGAAGCGAGAAAAGCGCGTGTCGCCCGTCGTCTCGTCATAGAGGTACAGCCTCCAATCGAGGTCGTTGGACCACGACAGACGTCGCGCGTGGATCGGGTACGCCTCGGTTGGGAGCGTGTATCGACCGTCGCGCGAGTAGACCATCTCGACGGCGGCGCGGCCGTGCCACGTCGCCGTGAGCAGATTCTGCATCACCCCGCGGAAGCTCACCGCGAGCGAGCCCGCGGGTGGCGCGATGGCCGCGATGGCGTCGCTGCACAGCGCGAGCGCGTTGGCGCCTGCGCGCTTCCCTGCGCTCGTCGGGAGACGCAGCTCGTAGTCCGCGCCCGCAACGCTCAACTCCCGCTTCTGAAGGTCGCCGTGAAGGTGCGGGTCACCCTGCCGGACCTCGTCGAGAAGGTCGGCCCACAACGCCATGCGCCCCTCGTCTGCCGCGCGTTGCGTGACGGTGATGGCCTGCGGCGTCAGCCCTGCGCCGAGGCGCCGCTGTACGCGGTCCATCGGCGACGGCGTGGTCTCGTAGTTCGTGCGGGGCGGCATGGATTAGAAGCCCCACGACGGCGCGGAGCGAACGGGCTTCGGAGGCGTTGCGGTCGTCGACGCGGAGCCCATCAGCTCCGTCACGGCGTACACGAGCGCGTCGAGGCGGTCGGGCGAGTCGCGGCCCGTCGCCGGATCCCACGTCGTGAGCTGGTCCTCGAGGCGCGCGAGCGATCCGACGTGCGACACGCGGCCCTGCTCGTAGAGGACCGCGACGGGCTCGGCGCGCGTGGCCTTGCCGCGCTTGGCGTGCACGATGCGAACGGGCATCCCGGCGCCGCCTGCGGAGCGCAGCACGCTCGCGACCATCTCGCCGCCCTGGTTGCCCTCGGCGATCACAGCGTCGGCGCGGTGCATGGCGTACGCGCTCGCGACCCTGCGCGCCCACTCCTCGGGGCGGTAGCGTCCCGACTCGTCGGCGAGCACATACCCGCGGCCGTCGTACCCAATGCCCGCGACCACGATGCCGGTCTCGTCGCTCTCGTCATGCGACGTGGTGGCGGGGTCCACCGCGACGACGACGCGCCGCAGGTCAGGTGCCTTCGCCACGCGCGCGGCGTCGACCCACGACCAGCGGAACAGCGCGCCCGCGGAGTCGTCGAGCACCTCGCCGTCGAGCTCCTGCCGTCCGAGGCGCGAGCCCGCGTACCTGCGCTCAAGCTCCGCGACGACACCCGGCGCGAGGTTCGCCGCGTTGTCGCGCGTGCGGCCTCGCGTGACCACCGTGTCGGTCGCCGCGATGAGGTCGCGGATGATCTTCGTCGGGCGCGGCGTCGTTGTCACCACCACGCGCGGGTCGCTCCCGAGGCGCAGCCCGAAGCGCAGTTGATCCCACGCATCGGGGTAGCGCCACGCGGCGAGCTCATCGGTCCACGCGCCGTCGTGCTGCGGCCCGCGGAGCTGGTCGGGCTCCTCGGCGCTGTACGTCGTCGCTTGCGCGCCGTTCGGCCATGTGAGGCGACGACGCGACGGCTCCCACGTCGGGCGCTCACCCTTCGGCGAGATCGCGAGGATGCCCGACTCGCCTTCGACGATCACGTCGCGCACGTCGGCGGCGGTGCGCGCGACCAACGCGAGACGACCGCAGCGTCCCGCCTTCACCTGTGCGCGGACCCATTCGGCACCCGTGCGAGACTTGCCCCACCCGCGGCCCGCGAGGATCAACCACACGCGCCACGCGCCCGCGGGAGGGAGCTGCTCTGGCCGCGCCCACACCGGCCACGCGTGGACCATCGCCGCGCGTTCGGCGGCGGTGAACTCAGCGAGGATCTTCGCCCGTTGCTGCAGCGGCAGCGAGGCGAGCAAGCTTGCTGGCGAGGACATCGTCAGCCTCCACGGTGTGCGCGTGCTTCTCCGCGGCGTGCTCGCCCGTAAGCTTCGCGTGCGCGACTCGCATCTGCGTCGTCGCCCGGGCGTTGTCGTGAATCTGCGCGGCGAGCGCGGCGATGTCCTTCACCTCCGCGGCGCCGTCGGCGGCGGCTTCGAGCTTCGCGCGGATGCGTTCAAGCGCGCGGCGAGCATCACGCTCCGCGCGAGCGAGCGCTTGCGTGTGGAGCGCGGCTCTTTCTGGCTCACGCGCTGCGATCAGTTGTCGCCGCACGTTGCTCGCGTCGGCGTTGATGGCCCGCGCAGCTTCGGCGTAGTTGCCCGTCGCGAGGTAGACGCGCATCGCCTCTGCCATCTGCTCGGGTGTGAGCGGTACTCCGCGTGGCATCGTGTCATCGGTCCTCTCGCCACCGGACGCGGTCGCGCTTGCGCGCGGGTCGCGTCACTCGGGCGAGTGTGAGCATGTCGGCGCAGTCGTGTGTCTGCGCGCCGTCGTGGTAGCGGTAGCAGCGCCCCTCGTCGAAGGCCTCGTGTGCGGCCTCGCGGATGTCGCGCCACTGCGCCGAGCTGCGAGCGTCGAGGGCGCGTCGCTCGGCTTCGCTCAGCGACACTCGGGCACC